GATCCAGGCGTATCTCGGGCACCGCAACATCTCGAACACGGTGAGGTATACCGAACTCTCGGCCCGCCGGTTCAAGGGGCTATTCCGCGACTGATCTCTGGCCCGAGAAAGCTTTCGGGAGCAGCGATGACCGCCCCTTTTCGAAGTAAAATACGATGCCGCAGAAACCGAAGCCTCGTCCACCGAAACCGCCAGCGCCACCACCAGCCGAGCCTTTGCCGGCGGCTTAACTTCTAACGTAAAAGGCGTATTGTTCAGACGATATGCACGGCGAGCGGCTGACCATGGCAAACGATGTAATCGACTGCTGCCCGCACTGCGGTCACCCATACCAGCAGTCGAGAGCTGCCCCACTGTCACTTATCAACGATCATGGATTCATTTCCGATCTGGCGCGCTTCGCCGAAGGCATCGTTTCTCAGCAAGACGTGAAGAAAAAATATCGGCTCGAGGAAAGTGAGTGGGACGCGCTAGGAGAAAATGACGAATTGGTACGCGCAGTGGATGCCGAGAAGGTTAGGCGGATTAGAACGGGCATCAGTGCGCGCGAAAAGGCACAGCTAAAATTTGTCGCGGCCCCGGATGTGCTCTCCGGTATACTCACTGATCAGAATGCAAACGTTCGAAGTAGGATTGAAGCCAGCCGTGAGTTAAGAGCAGTGGCCGCAGTGGGCCCAGAGGACGCGCCGACAGAAGGCCGATTCCAGATCACGATCAACTTGGGCGCCGACGTGATTCACATTGACAAGCCCATTAAACCCGGCCCCGACCCTCATGATGGCGAGATCATCGACGCCACGCCGCAAGCAGCGATCCCGGATGGATCGAAGGACGATTGGAAGGAGTGAATGGCAAACCTTTTTGAACGGCTGGCCCAGGGACAGCCGGCGCCATCACCCCCATCACTACCATCGCCAGTCACACAGAAACCTTCGCCGGCACAACTACTGTTAAATTGGATCCAACGTTGGACCAAGGACACCATCTGCATAAGCGATGTCCGGCAATATGGACCGAACTCACTTAGAAACCCAAAAAGTGTAATCGACGCAGCTGAGACTCTGGTACGAACCGGCTGGCTCGAACCGGCCGAATCACACCGCTACGACATGCGAAAATGGCGCATCGTTCGAAGGCCGCCCATAGTCGCCCCAAAAGTGGATTAATGCAGCGGCGTAACAACATAGCGACATAGCGACATAGCGAAAATAACTCAGAATCCGCGCGCATTCTGGTGATCTGACCCCCCACAGACCACGGGCTCGGTTGATCTTCACCAGAATATCAAAACCGTCGTCATTCCCGGGTGCGGCCAGGGGTGTGACCACCGAACACCACGGGCGGTCCCTGAGGCTGCTTAGCCGCTTTTAGAAATCGACAGAAGTCTCAGGGCGGGCAAGTCAAATCAGCCGCCGGCAGGCTTGGCCCCCGCCGAGCCCGCCAACCGGTCCTGGCGCGCCGCCTCCAGCTTGATGACTTCCGCCCGGCCGGGGGTGGGCTCGTTGAACGCGGCAATCCTGCGCACGCCAGTCCGCCCGCTCAGGTCCCGACAACATGGCGCGGCAATCGACCAGCGGCCCGCGGGGGTGCGACTGACCGCGAGCACCGGTTCGTTGACAACATAAAAGCAACACACAACCCGTAGGTAGTTACACCGATAAGCACACGCAACAGGCGGCCAGAGAGGCGGATGAATCTGCGTGCTGGTTGGGGTCAGTCAGGGGGCGGTTAGGGGGCGTGTATACCTGCATGTAGCCCCATATGTCCCCCTCCAAAAAAAAGCACGCTTATATACCTACCTCATACACTACACACACACACTCTTACTCTCTCTATATCTCTATATAGAATGGGCATTAGTAAGGGGTTTTTGCTGTATGTCGGTCATTGCATTCAAGCCACATGCGCATGTGGTCAATTTTCCTCTTTTAGCTTCATAGGGCTGCACATACGATTTGTATGCCGAGGTTGCCGCCATGCACGGTCACCCCTCATATGGCTGTACGATAGCAATCAAAGTTCCATCGGGCTGTTGCTGTAATTGACCAGTCTGGACCAGCTCGGCGATTATTTCTCGGATCTCTTTGGCTCTCAGACCGCAGCGAATATGCTGTTGGAAGGTGCGAACGGTTGCCGACTTGCCGAGCATGCTACGAGCGCGGACATAGTTGATAAGCCGGTCGACCCATTTATTGCGTTCGGTGACCGGCGTGACGCTTTGGGCGCCGAAGCACAGCTGCTGCCCGGTAGTCCAGGCAATGCCCGCGCCCCAGTGCACGTCCTCGAGCGTGACGGTTGCGGTGCGGAACCGGCGTCCGGCTGCCCGGATGGTAGCGAGACGGATGGCCGTTTCGGCGGCACGGGCGAAGAAGGGACGCAACGCAGGATCCTGGTCGATGCGATCATCGACCATGCGGGTGAAGTCGAGATATTCCTTCTCGGCCGCCTGATCCGCCCAGGGGAGCTGGGTGACCTGCTGCTCGACCGGACGCTTGATATCAATCAGTTCCTCGGCGGTACCATGCCAGCGGTAAAGCTGGCGACATTTCAGGGCGAGGTCAGCCGGCACCTGCCCGGGTGGTAATTGCGATCGGGTATCTCTGGTGCGCAATTGCGAACGCAACACCAGGAAGCGGTTGAGCAGGCCGTTATCGATCGCCTCGCCCTGCAGGGCTTGGAACAGCTCGTCGGGGGTGGATGTGCCGAAGAGGCTCAGCGCCGGGGAATGCACCTGCTGGGCTGTGCGATCCGCCCATTCCGGTGTTGAGATCAATGAAAACGATATCCCCCACAGCGAGCGCATGAACTTGGTGACTTCACGCTCATGTCCGGATGCGGTTTTGGCATGAAGCTTGGCGAGGTAGGCGCCCAGCTCATCCGAGCAGCACAACGATAATGGCCGGCGGTAGACGAAATTGCACAGTGCCGACGCCGACATGAAGGAGCTGGGGCCGACATGTTCCTGGGCGCCGGCGGCCGTCATCAGCGCATTGATGCAGTCGATTGGATGCTGTTTGCCGGCGCCGGTGGGGGCGACCGCGACCGCGTAGAGGTGGGTGGCCGACATGGTGGGGCCGGCGACACGGCGGCCAATCAGGGTGCCGACCAGCGGGATGGCCGCCGCCAGCGCGAGCACGCGGTTGGGGCGGCGGGCGGTCGCCAAGATCCATTCGGTCACCTCGCCGACCACGCCGGGCACGTCGCGGGCGTAGGGCTCAAGCTCGTCGGTCGGTGCCTCGGTCTTTGCCTCGGCCGCGATTGACGACTCCTCGGCACGCGCTTCGGTACGCGCTTCGATTAGCGCCGGCTCCTCGGACAGCTTCTCGATCGCCGGCTTTGGCACCGCGTCGACCAGCACGATTGGTGCGCCCGCCCAACCGGTATGCTCGCTCAGGAACTTGAACGCGGTGTCGAGGTCGCAATCGTTGGCCGCCATTACCAGATCGAGCGGGGTATAGGTGAAGCCGGCACTCCCATTACGGCCGTCACCGAAGTCCTTGATGCCCTTGGGCACGATGCTGAGGTTACGCGCTCGCAGCTTGAGTGGGCGGCCGCTCGACGACTCTCGCCAATGTGCCACTGCCTCGTAGCCGCCGCGCGCTGGGCGGCATTGGTAGAGCCCAAGCCTGGGCACCCAGCAATCGAGCCGCGCCAGGGCGAGGTTGTTGAGATCTCGGTGCGGTGTGTCGGCATCGGCGTCGAAGCCGGCGCCGCCATTGCCCAGCCTGCTCGGCGCTGGATCTGGTTTCCAGCCCAGCGGTATGAGCGCGGCGTCGATGTTGCCGATCGTATCGGCGGAAAGAAAGGGAAGCTCGTCAGGATCGTAGCTGTCGAGCGAGTCGCCGACCCACCGGTAGGGCGCGCCAGTGTCGGGATGGATGGTTGGTGGCAGCACGGTCTGCCGGCCGTCAGCAATCAGATCGCAAACCCGTTTGCCGTTGATGTTCCACGAGCGTGACACAGTAATATCGGGGCCGTAGTAAAAGGCGGTCTCGCCCTTTGCGCCGATTTTCTTGACCGGCGTCGCCGGCAACACTTTCGCAATCGCGGTCTTGATGGCGGGATCGTCGCTGTCGGTGTCGACTGCGACCATGCCGTGCGATGCCTTGCCACCGACCACGCCGATACCGGAGTCACCGTTACCCCACAGGTTATGATCCATGTAGTTCGGCTGTCGGCCGTGCAGATAGCGCTCTTGCCAGTTTATCAGCCCTATCCGCAGGCCAGCACAACAGTACCCCGGCGCTTTGCTACCGGCCATGATCGGGATGGTGGCATAGCCGCGCTTGACCAGCGTTTCGGCGCATTGCTCGTATGGCCCCATGGTGCGCACTCCCTGGAGTGGCGGATTTACTTTATTTCGGCTGGTCCAACGGCGGCTCGTCGTTGATCAGCTTTCGGCGTAGGACCTGTTCGTATCCAGTCAGCATTCGGAACAGGAACTCGCGCCATTCCTCGCGGCTGAGCAGCTGGAGATCGGTCTTGCCGATTTCATCGAGATAGCCACCAGCGCTGCGACCAGCCTCGAGCATTGCACCCAGCTCGTACTCGTCAAACTGCTCGGCCGACATGGCGTAGAACCTCCGTGCCAAGGCGTGACATTGATGGTGATTGCACAGCCAGACGATGTTGCGCATCCGGTGCGGTTGCGATGCGTAGCCGATCCACCACGCATGTCGCCGGCAGACTGCACATGCAGTCGGTACCTTGGTCCTGTAGCGGACGATTGCGTAATGCATCTCACTATGGCACCGCGTCGCAGAGCGGAATCACCTGTGCCTGATTGGGTGCTACCTCGACGATGCGTCGGAGCGGACGCGGCAGGAACCAGCTGTCGCCTAACCGCTCGCCCGGTTTGCCCTTTTTGCACAGCGGAATCTGGTCTTCGTGCAGCTGAGCGTCGTCGATCCAGGTTCGAGCAAAGGCGAAAAAGCTAAGCTCACCGTTGTTCAATTTGTCTGGACCGCCTTGCATCGCAGCGGAACGCTCCGGCGCCAGCTTTGACGAAAAACCCGCGCTCGGTTTCGATATTGCCGTTATTCAGGGCGATCGATTGTACTGGCAGGTCGAGCAGGTTTGCGTGTGCCTCGCGAATGATTGCGCCGGGATGCAGAAGCCGACTTCGTTCAATTGCGCGCCCGAGCGCGTGGTCAGGGGCCACGAATGCCCCCAACCCCTGCTCGATGCCAACTCCCCACGGCATCGCACCTGCGACAATGCAGTTCACCGCGACGCAATTTTGCGACAACCCCATCTGCGCGGCATCTGGCGTAATGTCTGGCGTAGCGCACCAGACCGGGCTGCGTGGGCAAAAAATCGACCAGACCGCTAGTACCGGCTTGTCATCGAGATGCTTCGTTTCCAGCTTGGCTCCCGGACCAAGGGCGCGGTTTATCTTCTCAAACGCGCGCTGACGACCGACGCGACCGCACCGGACCATGTCAAATAGAAGGGCGCCAAGATCACCGCCTTTGCCCAACCTGCGGAAAGCGGACTCGAACGCAGCATAGTCACGCGCCAATTTCTGCTTCCATGATCGCAGCTGGCCGCGAACCTCGGCATTACTGTAGTTGACCTGAGATACGATCGAGACATCCATGTGATTTTTCTCAGAATCGAATCTCGTCATTAATTGGTAGTGGCGGCGGCGGCAGCACGTTCATGCGATTCATGTTGCGGTCAAACTCGCGCGTGTCGCCATCTTCGAACTCGACGCGATAGGCGACGATCTCCCAATACTTGCCCGAGGGCGCGACCCGGATATGCGTCACCGGCAGCAACTCATCCTGCCGTGCCAAGGCTTCATTGACGGTGCGCGGCGGCTGTTCGCCATCGGTCATCTGCCGCCACCATTTCTCGGCGAGAGCGCGTGCCCAGCCCTGATGTTCGAGACAGACCCACTTGCTGTGGCGCTCGTAGCCACACTGGTAGCTCACGCGCAGTGACGGCGTATCCTTGTGATGGTAGAAACACGTAACATCATCGACCTCGATCCAGTCGGATCGCCTGCGCTGGCTACTGAGAATTTCGACGGTGTCAGCGTGCGCTTCGTGTGTCACCTCCCGTCGTGGGAACGTGAAGCCGCAATGCGGGCACTCGCCGACGCCGGCCATAACGATTTCCCGGCATGACGGGCATACCTTGGTCGGTGCCTCGCCGTCCTTACCGTTGCCCTTGATTTGGATCCGGACATCATCGACCGGGCCGAAGCGCCGGACATTGTTAGCGAAGTCCAGCACACGGCAATCCTGCTTGCCGTCCGCCTTGCGCGTGCCACGGCCGACCTGTTGCACATACAACCCCGCGCTGCAGGTCGGCCGCAGCATAGCAATGAGATCGACATGCGGGACATTGAAGCCGTACGAGAGAACCATCACGCTGACGAGTGCGGTCAGCCGCCCGGCGCGGAAATCCTCGATGATCCGATCGCGCTCGTCACCCGGGGTCTCGCCCAGCACCATTTCACAGTCGACGCCGCGCTTGCACAGCGCATCGCGCACCAATTCGGCATGCTTGACGCCGACGCAGTAGACGAGCCAAGCACGGCGGTGCCCGAGATAACCGGCGATCTCATCGCAGGCGCGTTCGACTACGTCGCCGCGGATTGCCGCCGCCTCGAGCTGGTCGGCGATGAACTCGCCGCCGCGTTTGCCGACGCCGGAAACATCGATCGTCGCGGTGGTCGCCTTCGACGACAGCGGTGACAAAACACCATCGCGAATGCCCTGTGCGATGCCGTACTCGTAAACCACGCTGTCGAAGATATGCCCCTCACCCTCGCACAGGTGCCCGGAGTCCAGGCGATACGGCGTCGCGGTCAACCCGGCGACGCGCAGATCGGGAACCAGCTCACGCAGTGCCTCCAGGGTGATGCGATACATGCCCTGGTCGCGGTGCGGGATAAAATGCGCCTCATCGATGATGATCAGCTCGCGTGGGCCGACCACTTTCGGATTGCGGTAGATTGAATTGATGCTGACGAACAGAATCTGCGCCTCGATGTCACGCGACCCGAGACCTTCGCAGTTGATGCCGATTGGTGCGTCGGGCCAGATCCGCAACAGCTCGTTGATGTCCTGGTCGATCAGCTCGCGATTGGGTGCCGTCACCAGCACGCGCATATTCGGATAGTCGATCAGCAATTGCTTGATCAAAAAAGCGATCACGACCGACTTGCCGGTGCCGGTCGCCATTGCGATCAATGGATTGCCGCCGCCGTTGTGCCAGAACGTAAACAGCGCGCGCAGGGCGTCTTCTTGGTATTGGCGCAAAAGCAACATGACCCACGACCTGACACGACCCTGAAAGGTGACGGCCGCCCCTGTCGGCGACCGTCAGCAAATTATTAGCTCCGCCATGGCGCATCACCCCGCGCCGCTGCCGACTTCGGCGTAGAAGATGGGGCAGGAGATGGCGTAGGTGTCGCCGGCGCAGCTTGGGTAGCGGCTCCTGTCGCAGCTGAAATATTGCGTACCCGCTTCAACTGATAATCCGCTGGCTTTACCTGCGTGACGCAATTGCGATCCGGGTAAATGCCGTCTTTATCCCGCTTGATGCCGATACGCACCATGACCGGCTTGAACAGCATCCCCTGGATATCGCGTGTCGGTCCCGTAACCCCAATGCTGTTGTAAATATCTTTCAGCAGTCGTTGTCCGATCTCAACCGCCTGCAGACTGGTATTCTGCAACGTAATGTTCTGGTAGACCTTGCGGCCGCGATGGTCGCCGCTCAGGATCTCGAACACTGCAAGCAGGTAACTTCCGTTGCCATTGCGAGCTTGCTCGACGCTGTTCTCAATCATCTGGGCCTGGTACCAGCCGAGCGGAAAGGGCTCGAAGTCGCGCGTGCCCTCGTGTGCCGAGGGATCGAAGGTTTCCGGCAGTTCATCGAATTCAGACATGGTCTATCTCCATTGTTTCTGGTGCCGCAGCGATAACCTCGCCCACCTGCGACTGTGGGAAGAACTTGCCCAGTGTGGACATGAAATCGAAGGTTTGCAGGATCCTGATCCGCTCAGGCATGCCGTATCGATTTTTGGCGACGAATGCCGGCCGCCCCTCACAATGCAACCAGCGCGTCGAGCCGCCATCGGCGCGCGATCGCGTTCTGCCAAAGCCACTCTGCTCGCTCTTGATGATGATGTCGGTGGCGAGGAAACCGATCAAATCGGCGCTGTCCTCGACCAGCGCGCGGGCGCGCTTGTGTAGTCGCAGCTGATAACTGGTGTAGCTGGTGACGCGCGGATCGTTGATGGTGGCGATCTCGGAATGTGCGATCAGGACGATGATCATGTTGCGACTACGACGCAGCCACTCGCAGCCGCGCAGAAAGTCGAACCAGAAGTGATCCGCCTCGACATAGCCCTTGCCATAGCCGGGACTTTCGATCGAGGTGTATCCACGATCGGCGCATGTTGCCGCGAGGACCAGCGGTTCGAGCTTGTCGAGACTGTCGAAGACGGCGGTTTGATATTCGTGGTTTTCTTTGCCGAGATGTTTGATGGCCTCGATAACGCTGGCAAAATTTTCGCACAGGCCGAAGGTCTCGATCTCCAGCCCGCTCGGGCAGCCATCTTCGGTCTGAATAAAGGCCGGTCGTGGAAAATTCCGCGCGAATGTCGTCTTGCCCATGCCGGGCAAGCCGTGAACGATGACGATTGGCGGCAATTTTGCGGTGGTTCGGGTGATTTGCATTTGAGAATCCTCTCTAGGAAGCAAACTGTTCGGCGCGTCAGTCCGGCTTGTTTTCGCGGAGCTGTCCATCGACGACCTTGAATATGCTGCGCGTGATCATCTGGCCGATCTGCTCACCCTTATGCATAAACAGGAAATGATTTTTGTTCGGATGGTCATAGCTGGCCCGGAAGCCGATGGCGCTTAGCTGGTCTTTACCGTCCTGGGTCGTAGGATCGAGCCCTGGGTAGTCTTCGACATTGATGATCATCACAGAAGGATCGATTGGTTCTTGCATTGGGTTGCTCCCTGTTTTCAACCTCGGCGGCGAGCCGCCTTTTTCCGCGAGGCTGCGCCGCTCATGACGCGGCACCCAATTGCTCGCGCCTATAGTTTTCGAGCACTTCGCCATTGCGCTCGTAATGTGCCGCAATAATTGGCGGCGATTTCTGCTTGGTGCGGCTTTCATATGCCGCGCGCGCGAGACGCACGCCGCGGCCGAGATCCAAAACCTTGGTCTCGTGAAACGCGGTCATGCGTGTGATCTCACCGTCCTCGAAGATGGCGACGAAGGTTGGTGAATTATTCATGCCGTTATCCCTCCTTTGAGCCGCAGCTCGCGTAGGAAAGCAGCGGCCAGCGAATCGCGGTACTCATGATTCATCTCCCAGCAAGAAAGCGAGCGCGGCTCCGAGCGGGCCGGAGGCGCGGCCATGCGAATCACGGCAAAGTGCGTGGCGGATTGCTTCGGGGTCGGCGCCGTGTTGGACTGCAAACGAGAAAACGATTGCCGCGTCGCGCGCGTTAGTATCTGCCTGCGAGTTTGTTTTGTGGTTCGACAGAAACAATTCGGCAATTGAGCCATTGATGAATCGGCCTACAGTGGCGACGTAGCGCAGGCCGTTGACCTCGATCTCAAACGTCTCGGCTGCGCGCCGGTTCGGGAGGCGTTCACGATTCACAGTGCAGCTCCCGGCGGGATGTGAACCATTCGATCCTCCTCCAGGGGCCCGGACAATGTGCGCCGCAGACATGCAGGAATGTCGGGGCCGTCGCCGGCCGCGACAAACTTGGCCTTCATCGCCGCGGCGGAGGCTTCGGGCGTCGGATCGTTATAAATGTTGAGCAGGTCGCTCAGGGCATCTTGCAGAAGAAGGGGATTGCCTTCTTGCCACCTCAAGCAGGCGAGCACGCGCTGTGCGAGATTGGCCTTCATCAAATCGGCGGCAAGTTGAGCCGCCTTGGCCGCAGCCTTCGCCTCCTCGGCCTCATGCGCCTTGAGTTCGTTCTCCCGCTTCTGCGCGCGCGCGCCGGCGCGGCGTTCGCGGGCCTTACGGTTGCGCTCGGCTGTGGCCTTCTTCGCCGGCTGCTTGACACCTTTGGCGTCGGTCCTGGTGTCCAACTTGGACACCTCGCCCTTGCCCTCCATCTTGGCACGCACCGTTCCGACGGTGGTCGGGCTCGCCTTGACCGCCTTGGCGATCTGCCGATCGGACTTCTCCGGCGTGGCCTTGATGAGTTTGGCGATCAGCTCGCGTTTCTGCTCGACGGGGAGATGGCGGCGGTGGATGTTGGCGGAAATGATGAAGGCGTGGGCCTCATCTTCATCCAGACCGCATTCGAACCTGATACCGGATTGAAGGCCCAAAGACAGTGGGCTGCCCAAAGACAGTTTAAGCCCGCAATCCATGCCTTCGCGGCGGAACTCCGCTCTACCTTTGTATCTGGGCGGGCTGATCGGATCGAAACCGACCAGTTCGATAGCGTCGAGCCGATTGCGGCCGTCAAGAAGCTGATAGATCCATTCGTCGCCAAGTTTTTCGACCCGCACCACGATGGGGACTTGCAATCCGTTCACCTTGATGTCCTCACCGAGCGTCTTCAATTCGTCCGGCGACAGGCGTGGGAAAAGCTCGGCGGCGGGATGGATCGGCAGAACGTCACGCCAGGATGAGGCTGCGGCGACGTGCTCGGCGAGAGTTGGCTTGGCACCGTTGCCATTAAATACTATATGGTTCACGTCAAACCCTCCTTGGGGTTTTTAGCGACCGGGTGGTCGTGGCTTCGAACACCAGATACTCGGGCAACCCGGTCGCACCTCCCCGACATTTCCAACAACGACCGCCGTCGGGATCGCGGTTGTGCGGCTGCGCTTAAAACCCTCATGGTGCCCTTCGGACGAACTTCTCCTGCGGCTGCTCCACGGCAGCGACAGCAGTTACAGAAAATTCGACTTAGCGGGACGGCGGGGCGTGCGGCGGCGGCAGGACGATCGTATCGTACACTGTCACCATGAGCCGCCGCTTCCCGACACGCTTCAACAGGTGCGCGTAGGTCTTCTTGAAGGTGTCAACATGGACACCATTATGTTTAGCGGCATCAGCGAGGGGGATCTTCCGGGTCAGCTCGAACTGCGAGAGGCCGGCGACGTCGGAAGGAAGCGCATGGTCTTTCAATTTCATGTTGGCGAGCATAGGCCCGCCAA